ACAGATATAGAGGTGAATGTAGACAGTGTAGATCTAATTGGAGAAATGCACATAGACCAAAGATTGCTGAAAGATTAAATGCAAAATCTAGAAATCGTTGGGCAAATGAACCTGGGTATGCAGAAAAACAAAGAGAAACTAATAAAAAGTCTAGAGAAAAACATAAAGATCGTAGGAATGCAGAAAAACGTGAACTTTATGCAAATGACCTAGAGTATAGAGAAAACTTATTACAGGAGAGAAGAGATCTCTGGGCAAATAATTCAGAGTATAAAGAACGTTGTAAAGAAAGAAACAAATTATATCATCAGGAACACAAAGAAGAACTTAGTATCAAAAAACAAAAATATGCTGAGGAAAATAAAGACAAGATTAGAGAGAGACAAAAAAAATATCGAGAAGAAAATCCTGAGCACTGTAAAAAACTCAGAAGAGCACAGTATGAAAAACATCAAGAAAAACTTGTTGAAGAACAAAAAAGAATTAGATATGAACGTAGACAATACCTAAGAGAATATCTTGGTGGTAAGTGTGTGAGGTGTGGTGCAACTGAGAAATTAGATTTTGATCATATTATTCCAGCAGATAAGTCCTATACCATAGGATCTAATATCACATGTTTTTCTCTAGAAGAACTCATTTTGGAAGTAGATAAGTGTCAACTTCTTTGTCGTCCTTGTCATATTCAAAAGGGTAGAGAGAATGGAGATTTTACTGGACCAAAAGGATTGCCTGAGGAAGTAAAGGCAAAAAGAATTAAAAGGTAGTGTTTTCAACACCCCCTTTTTTGTGCTTTCTGTTATAATTAGTATTGGATGCCTTAGGGGTCCACAAAACACAAACTCGCTTTAAAGGAGCTACAATCATGGGTAACCTTAACACCTATAAGTATGGTGCGTCTGATCTTCCTGCACTCATGGAACGCATAAATAAACATAGTATTGGTATGGAACAATACTTTGATAAACTGTTTACTCTACAAGAAACACAATCAAATTATCCTCCATACAATTTAATTCAAGTCAGTAGCACAGAGTCGCTCCTTGAGTTAGCACTAGCAGGATTTAAAAAAGAAGATGTCAAAGTCTACACACAAGACGGAAAACTCTTTGTCGAAGGAAAACAACAAGAAGACAAAGAGTCAAGCCAAAACTACCTCCATAGAGGATTGGCTCAAAGATCTTTCACCAGAACTTGGAGCCTCTCAGATGAAACGGAAGTTAGATCAGTTGAATTTGAGAATGGGTTGTTAACTGTTGTACTTGGTAGGATTATACCAGAACATCATCAAAGAAAGGTTTGGTTTGGAAATACTGACTGAATTTAGATGTGGTTGATACAAAAGTGTATCACTATGATACACTAATTTCTAAATAATTTTGTACTTGTTTAGGAGGTATCAATGAACTTCACCACAACTGCCATGGCAGCTGGGACTCTAATGACTATTTTTATTGGAGTTCCCATTACTACATTTGTTTCTTAGCATATGGAAATCTTAGCAACCCTAGCAATTCTTGGAGCAGCAATGGGTGGTGCATTTGCTCTGACACCTAAAAAGTAAATACTAAATACAACTGAATATCGTCGCTGCTGGGAGACCTCTGGCAAAATCCAGAGGATCTCCCCATTTTTTTAGGAGTTATTATGGAAAATTTAAAAGTGTTGATTATTGATGGACTCACTATCCTTGCACAAATTGATGAAGTTTCAGGTGAACTTGGATCTCCTGATTGCAAACTAACTGAACCCATGGTCTTGGGTGAGCAGGATACAATGTCACCCTGGTTAGTTGGTGTAACATCACAGAATACCTTTATGATTCATTCAGATAAGATCTTGACTATTGTGGATCCTAATAGTAAACTGAAAGAGAGGTATGAGAGTCTGGTGAAGGGATGAGGTTTTATACTAACATCCAGATGGTTGGTAACAACTTTTTGGTTCGTGAATATGAGAATGGACAAAGAAAAATCTACAGAGAAGAATACCAACCAACTCTTTATGTTAAGTCAAAGAAAGAATCTCAATGGAAAACACTTGATGGTGATTGTGTAGAACCTATTCAACCAGGAACTATTAGGGATTGTAGAGAATTTTATAAAAAGTATGATGGTGTAGATGGATTTCCAATCTATGGAAATGAAAGATATCTGTATCAATACATTTCAGACAAATATTCAGAGGATGAGATTCAATTTGATATCTCAAAGATTTCTCTGGTAACTATGGATATTGAGGTTCAGGCAGAGAGGGGATTCCCTGATCCTGAATCATGTTCTGAGGAGATGCTTACTATCTCCATTCAAGATTATACAACTAAAGAAATCACAACCTGGGGAAGAAAACCTTATACCCCTACACAAAAGAATGTGACCTATCACCATTATAGTGATGAGGTTGCAATGCTCAATGCATTCCTTTATTGGTGGACCCAGAACACCCCTGATGTGATTACAGGGTGGAATGTAAGGTTGTATGATATTCCTTACCTGTGTGGCAGGATCAGTAGGATTATGGGTGAGAAGAAGATGAAACTTCTATCTCCTTGGGGTTTGGTGACTAATGATGAAGCATGGATTTCTGGTAGAAAGTTCAATGTATTTGATATTGCAGGACTCACTACATTAGATTACCTTGAACTTTATAAGAAGTTTACATATAAAGCGCAAGAGTCTTACAGACTGGATTATATTGCTCAAGTGGAACTGGGTCAAAAGAAACTAGACCACAGTGAGTTTGAAACCTTCAAAGATTTTTATAGAGGGAACTGGAAGAAGTTTGTAGACTACAACATTATTGACGTGGAACTTGTTGACCGTTTGGAAGACAAGATGAAACTAATTGAACTTGCCCTGACTATGGCATACACAGCAAAGGTTAACTATGTTGATGTGATGTACCAAGTAAGGATGTGGGATACTATAATTTATAATTATTTAAAGAAGAGGAACATTGTTATTCCTCCTAAAGATAGAACAGACAAGGATTCAAAGTTTGCTGGTGCATATGTCAAGGAACCAAAACCTGGAAAGTATGATTGGGTTGTTAGTTTTGACCTCAACAGTCTGTATCCTCATCTCATTATGCAATATAATATTTCCCCAGAGACCCTTGTTGATGAGAAACATCCCAGCACTACAGTTGATAGAATACTTGAGGAAGAATTAACTTTTGAGATGTACAAGGACTATGCAGTTTGTGCTAATGGTGCAATGTATAGGAAAGATGTGAAAGGATTTCTTCCTGAGTTGATGGAAAAGATGTATGCAGAGAGGGTCATCTTTAAGAAAAGAATGCTCCAAGCAAAACAAGAGTATGAAAAGACTCCAACTAAAGCACTTGAGAAAGAGATTGCCAGGTGTAACAACATTCAAATGGCTAAGAAGATCTCTCTTAATAGTGCTTATGGCGCTATCGGTAATCAGTATTTTAGGTACTACAAACTTGCCAATGCAGAAGCTATTACACTCTCAGGACAAGTGTCCATCAGATGGATAGAAAATCATGTCAATGATTATCTAAATAATTTATTAAAAACTAAAGAAGTAGATTATGTCATTGCATCTGACACTGACTCAATCTATATTGACTTTGGACCTCTTGTTAATAAATTTTTTGGTAATATTATTGATAATAAGACTAAACTTGTGGAGGTCATTGACAAGATCTGCCAAGATAAACTGGAACCGTTTATTGAGAATTCTTATCAGAAACTTGCGACGTATGTGAATGCATATGATCAAAAGATGCAGATGAAGCGTGAGAATATTGCTGATCGTGGGATTTGGACTGCTAAGAAGAGATACATTCTCAATGTATGGGATAGTGAAGGTGTTAGGTATGAAGAACCCAAGTTAAAAA